CGTCGTCGAGTGTTTCTGTCGTTGGTGTTGTTTTCATTGGGACAACGATAAACAAACCACCCCCAGAAATGATGTTAGGACTCTGAGAAAAAACAGCTAAGGCGGCTTTATAGGTTAAGCTCGTTGATCCCCATTGCGCTGCTACTTCTGAAGGTGAACTATAAACGGCATAGTCCCCTGTCAAAGGCACGACGGGGGTGTCCTTTGTGAAACAAGCTAAGTTGTTTTGACTGTAGGCCTCTAGTCCTGTCGGCGCAGTGCTCACCCCTACGTTTATTATGTTGGTAATATCGATCATGCCCATTGAAATCTCTCCTTATGTTTATGCCTCGATTTCGTCTATTGAAGCCTCTTGTATCTCGTCAATGTATTCGGCATCTAAAATCATATCGTACTTTCTTAGAACCATCAAAGAAATTGATATCCGATTTAACAGTGTAGCCCCTTCGATCTGTGACACATCATTTATAGATGATGGAATCGATGCGATCTTTAGGGCATTTATCTCTTGCGCTCTTTGGCTGTATGTTGATTTGAGAGATCCGATAGCCTCATGATATCTTTGAACGCATTCGGTCGTGTAGCTAAATAAATCTATAGAGATATTTTCTTGCATATATTGCGACAAATTATCTGTGAGGCCTCCGTTTTCAATCGATTCTATGTTGTTTGTGCTTCCATAGGCTCTCATGCCCATTAAGCCCACGACAACATAAAGTCTCTTATCCTCTGGGATCTCTCGCCTTTGGTTATATATCCAAATTTGATCTTTTTCTAAGCCCATGCAGTGCTGTAGAATATCGCATATTATTTGAGGCGTAATCTTAGCCATTTCTCTGCTATCCCCTGTCAGGTGTAATCTGATAGTATATTGTACTCAATAAAGCCATAATTAGAATAATCCGTTTTTGATACGACTCTATAACGTGTCGAATTAATATCATCGAAAATTATAATATCATCCACCCCCAATTGCAGTGAAGTGTCAGCATACAATGTTTCTCCGTTCCACGCTCTTTGTCCCTCTGGTTTCATCATTAAATCTTGTCCCGTAGGGATGCGCAACATGATGGCAGATAATTGATTAAAAGATTCTTTTACTTCGTAGTCAGAAAGTGATTTACACACAACAAACACAGTGGTTCGACTTGCCCAGTGCATGACAGCACTTTTCATATTGGGATATGCTTTAGCCATGTGTTACCCGTCCACTACTTCAAAAGAAATTGATTTTTTCATCTCGCCTGTATCCTGTAGAATTTTGGTGCCTTTTCTTGCTTTTTTTATCAGAGTTGCCAATGTTGCTCTGGGGTTCTTTTCTGCGACAAGCTTAAAATTCCTTCGCCTCATTAGTGTGCTTTCTGCTAGTGGTGCCCAGTTCGGACCTTGCGCGTCGAAGGTCTCCATTACATAACGCACCCACTGAGTACCGATTTTATACAGAACAACAAAGCCACCTCCTGTAGCTATTCGCTCCATAATCTTTTCTTTGCTCTGTTCAATAAAAGTAATAAAATCATCTTTTCTATTCATCATTGTATTACGTAAGAAAGATCGTTGCGGTATGCTTCTTTTTTCGCTTCCGAACTCATGAATGGCAGCAAGCTCTACGGCTCCGATCCCTCCCGAGTGATTCGCTCCGGCTAAAACGCCTATTTTAACTTTTTTGTTTTGTTTTAAAAAATCGACAATATTATCTATTGCGGCTTGATCATATTTAAAAGTTTTTTTTGTTTTTGACACAAAACAGCCCTCCCTAGTTTTCTAGCGATAAGTTGTAGCGCCTTGAAACACTGACACGTTACCGATCATAAGAGGCTTTATCAGTGAAAGATATTTTTGTCCATATCGTGTAGTCGTGTAGCTTCCTAGCACGGGATCACTTGTCACCCATAATGGTAAGCTATACGACTCTGATACTGATCCGACTGATCGACTAGATACCGGAAAGAAGCCGGAGGAGCCTGAACCGCTCTCGGATGTCTGAAGATCATTTACCAAATAGTGAGCTGCTAAATAAAGAAAGGTAGTTTTTAATTGAGTGTCATCAGAAAATAAACCCTCGTTAAAGTTTATTTTAGCCTCTGTGAATGCCTTTGTTAAATCGTGATCAGTAACATAACTCGGGCAGCAATCAGGTCTCTCTGTTGTCGTATTTACGGGAGTGAGATAAACAAAATCACGGTTAAACCATGCTTTGAAATCGTTCAAAGTTATATCGTTGACCGTGATCATTATTTTGTTTCCCTGTTTCCCTATTCGATGATCTTTACAAGCCCTGCAAAAGTTTTTTCAAGCCATTTAGCTATTTCTTCAGTAACTAAAAGCACTTCGCCAAACTTTAATTTTTTGCCGTCTTGTAAGCCGATTTCGCCAGCTCTTTGGGAGAACACCCGAACCATTTTAGGCTCGGGGGATCTCTCACTTGATTGCTGGCTTTCTTCTTTCTTAGCCATCTTTAGTTATTCCCTTCTGATTAGGTTGCTGTGTTAGAGAAATATAGCATTTCTTTCTCTCGCTGTGCAACCACTCCGGTAAATGAACCATAGGCGACGTTCTCCCATGTAAAGCCGTTTACTGTTCCTGCGGCTAGTTGGGTATAATCGATAGGGATGTCCATTTTAACGGATGCCTCGTCGTAGTTTAGAAGTACATAACGGTTATTAGTTGCGTCATAGTTTGCTTTATCGCAATAGGCGCAAGATTTGATTTCAAAAGCTTTGTTGCCTGTCAAAGTTCTGAAAACGTCCTGAAGGATCTCAAGGCGAGTCTTACCTACGGGGTATGTATCACTTGGGAAGTTACATAGGCCGTTGAAATCTGCCTCTGGGATAATGAACAAAGAAGGCTTTGCGGTACGAGCGCAATTGCTTCTATATGCTTCATAAACAGCGCCTGCAAAGGTGTTAAACTCTGCCGCTGTCATGACGTTCAGTCGCTTTGTAATTGTCGTGGTGTCAACGGCTACGGTCGAGTTGTTTAAAAGACCTGTCTCCGAACCAATGCCGAGGAACGCAGTCTCTTGAATGCCGAGATCCCACTCTTTACGACGAGCAAGCTCTTTGGCTTCGATAAGCGAAAAGAGAGTGTTAGCCATTAAGGCCTCTTGAAGCTCGAAAAGGTTATACTCAATGGATTTCGCCCATGAGAGTACGTTTTGATTGATCGAGTCGAAAGCACTATCAACTCGGCTAAGACGAGCGCCGTTAGAAGCGTTCGAGATAAGACCGCTCTTAAAGCCTTCGCCTTTTACGTAAGTTCTCCAGTTTAAGATTTGACGTTTATAAGCGCCGTTGCCCATTACGACAGGCATAAAATCGGCTGGGGCAAGCTCATAAAATTTTTGTTCGGAAACCTTGCGACCTACCTCTGTTAAGGTACTGATCACTTGCTGATAGCCTAAACTGTTTTTCATTACTTCGCCAGTTGATGGATCGAAAAACTGTAATTCTTTGTTACCCATATTTTTGCTCTCCTTAATAAATAAATTTTAAAAAATTACATCGCTTGTGCCATGATTAAAACACGTAACAAAGAACCATCAGCGGCGGCGTTCTCTAAAGCGATACCGATTTTGGTGTTAGTGCTTGAGTGAGTGACTACTTTTTTTGTTGCAGGTGTGTAGTTTAGAGCAGCTCCTGCAGTGATTGCTGCGCTTGCCTCCATTAAGACAATAGATCCTATAATTCCGATTTCTACTCTATCCCCTGTGTAAAAAGTCTCTTTTAGCGGATTTGTTAAAATCACGCCAAAAAAAGCCCCTGCGGCATCTGCTCCCTTTGCTACCTTTGTTACGCTTGGGGCTGTTGTAGAACTGATTGCTACCATCTCACCAGCGACGAAAGCAGTAGAGGCAGAAGCGTCATAAAGTTCTGCCGTTAAAACAGATCCCATTGAACTGTCTTTTGATCCTTTAACTGTTGCCATCCTAAATTGATTCTGATTTAAAGCCATAAATTTACTTCTCCCCTAATTGTTATTTTTTCGATCCATATTTTGAACGACCAAGCTCGACTCTCTCCCTTACAGTCAAATAGCCAACTTGATTTTTTTCCTTACCGTTTTTGTGAAGATCATCGAAGTCATTAAAGCGGCTGTTTTGCTTTTTTTCTTCTTCTTCTTCTTCCTTCTTCTTTTCTTCGTCCTCTGCGTTCTTTTTAGCTTCTTCTTCCTTCTTCTTTTCTTCTTCTTCGGCGTTCTTTTTAGCTTCTTCTTCTTTTTCTAGTGAAGCCTTTTTAAGATTTTTATAAGCGTCAATTAATTCGTTGACTGTCATCTTTTCGCCATCGACATCAACTTCGTTGCATTTAGCTTCTTCTTTGCCTTCTTCCTTTGCATTAAGCTTGATTTGCTCAATTGCTTCTTTTAAAGGCAATTCTTTGCCGTCTACTTCTATTGTAAATTCCTCGTTAGAATTTACCATGATTTCTTCTCGGCTTGTTACTTTTTTAAAAAGCTTTCCAAACATTGACACGCTCTCCTTATTTTGTACGTTAATAATGTTATCAACATTGTTGCCAATTTGTCTATCTTTAGAATTACAAAAAATTGGATTGAAAGCCATCTCGTAACGAGGATTTTTTACAATCGCCAAATGCTCATATCTTGCTTTGAGTACTTCCCTATTATAAGGGCAGTTGTTAAATGTTCCACCCCCTGAATATTTTTCACCTATCCACGCTGTTGATACTCCGTAGCCTTGCTGCAGTAGCTTGACGGCTTCGGCATCCTCAACCACAAAATGAGCGTACCATGTTTCGCTTTCGACATCATAGTGCATATCAGCCACACGACCGACGACTTTTAATTGATCAATGTTTTGTTCTGTGATCTTTTCATCAGGATGATCGATTATAACGGGCACCCCTTGCATGGTGGGAGCCATCTGTTCTAATGCTTCTTTACCAACTAGAATAGTCTCGTTGTCATATTTGCATAAGCCGGATCTCATGCACGGCATTTTAATCACTTTACCGACTGATAGAGTCGTACCCATTTATCCCCCCTCTAAAATTCAACAATAGGAATAGCCACACACCGACAGTTATAGTCATGACTCGGATTCTCTGGCTGTCCTGTGTTAAAATAACTGGCATCGGGTGGGGAGTCAAAAGAGAAAATTTTGCCGTTAAGCTCGGCGTGTTTTTCCCTCACCCTGTTATCCCCCACGGTTCTCCAAATATACTTATCAATGCCTGCTTGTTTATATTGTACCTCTTTGAAGTTGGAAAGCAAAAGACTAGTTTCTTGGCGAGCGATAAAACGCGCCCTATCTTTGGCAATATCAAGCTCTGAACCTATTAGTTTTCTAAGATCCTTACGTGTTCCACCAGTAGCAATATGATCAGATATTTTTTTTCTCAGTTTTTCAACGGTCTCTTGTGAAAAGTTCTCGGAGTAATATTTGGTTTTATCCTCAAAATCTCTTAATAAATGTTTTTTTATTGGTAGGTTCTCGCTCTCAAAATATCTGTCCCTAACTTCTTTTCTCCCTTTGACTCCGATATCAGGGGCGATTGATATCGCTTCCCCCACAGTTCTTTTAAACTCTTTTGATACTCGATCTAGTCCCTCGATTCCCATCTCTGTTAGATCGAGCATTGATATTTTTTTAGTAAGGATACTAGGCATCACATCCATAACTTTATTGATATTGGCTTCGATTAGTCTCATTGACAATTGATTTGATGAGATCGCTTTAGTAAGAGCCTCTGGCATCCTGTCAGGAGGAATGTGCCATGATCCTCTATAAAATCTACCGCCTAGTGATTTTATTTCTTTTGAAATCGCTGTCGTTATCTCTCCCCTAAATTGTCCGTTCTGATATTGCACACGACCAGATTTTAGTGCTTTTTCTAGCGTCGTTTTTCTGTCGTTATCCATTCGCTCAATGTCGGATATTTCGGACACAATGGGCTTAAAAATAGCTTCAATGATCAAGTTTATTAAGAGTGATTCAAGCTCACTTGACCAGCTATCTTTTATAATGATCGGCTCTAGTGTTTTGACCTTTGCTTTCATTTTATACTCTTGTCCCTCGGCCCCCTTCAGTTTTTACAGTGTCAGGCATTTCGTTGTTCCCTGTTATATTGACACGATCTTCGAGGCTAAGTGACTCGCTACTATCAAGCTCGATACTAAATACCTTCTCATTGTTTATGATCTCGATTGCTTTCTTGTTGGTGATAAGACCGTTTAAAAAGCAATTCGTTACCCTGTTTATAACTTCATTCTTTAAAACTGAAACTTCTTGGCTACTTTGTTCCCTTAGGGGCTTCCACTCAAAATTGATGTTTTCAGGTATGTAATCGAATTTTTTCTTACATAAAATTTTTATCATGGTGATAAGACCAGACTTTACTTTTGATCGGATGTCAGTCTCGACCATTGAGTTATAGTTCTCAATCTCCTCCTCCCCTGAGGCATTGAGACCACTCGGAGAGATCCCAAAAAGCTTGGTCATTGGCATCCTAAGATCACAGGCAAGGCCTATCCTTATTTGATTTAATATCTCAGATAGTCCACTAAAATTCATGCTTTTTTGCTCGTATTCATCCTCTTTGTCAATTACGAGGGCGTTCTGAAAATTCTTTACCTGTGCAGCTAGTCCGATTCTTTCAGCCGTCTTTTGTGCGCCTTTGGTTGACGCAATTGCGATATTAAAACCGGCTATTTTCATGACGTCAATTTTGGCCTCATCAAGAAGCTCAAAGGTGACGTTTTGATGTTTTAAATATTGATTGAACGATCTAACGATTTTCTCAAGTTCGCTCATGCCCCATCCGCTAAATTGACCACGCAATATAGAGGGGGGAAGTTTACCGTTTAACTTGATCACGTTTGAATGGTGCATTACATGACCATAATAGTTGTATGGGTGCTCGGCGGTCATGTCACCCATCTGATCTAGTGCGTTCATTCCATACGGGGTATATGAAAGCTCCCATCGATCCACAGCATAAAATTTTAAAGGTGTGTTATCTTTTATTGACTCGATATTTAGGGGCTGCCTCATATCTTGACCAATATTTATAATAATCCCCGCCCCTCCAAATAATCGCATCCATTTTAAGCCTTGGGCGTAGGTGTCAAGTATTTGCTCCTGATCGATAGCTTGCTCAAGCTCTTTGATTTCGTCACCGCTCATCTCATCACATTTTATTTTGATCCCACCCCTAAAGGCATCGTCTACGGGCTGGTCAATTAAAACTTGAACAATTCCTTCTTCCATATAGGTAGAGCTTAAAAGGGCACGATTTAAAGTTATTGCTCCATAACGCTTGTTAAATGCCATCGTATTAGCTGCGCTACTTTCTGCGCCGAGGGATTGCGTAAAATCGAGTAGTGAGTTATTGTGTTTGTCCATAATTTTTAGCCCCTATAAAATTTCGATCAACTATTATAATACACCATCGTCATAAATTGTCGCCTTTCTTTTTATAAGATCGGCTAGCGAATAGCGAATCGCATCAATGCAATGATTAAAGTCATCTAAAATGATCGGTAAAATATCGTTTGTCCGCTTATCAATTTTATAAGAGTATCTTTTAAATTCTTCTATGGTGTTGACGCATCTAGGATGAATGACAATTTGCTGAAATGATTTCATATATTCAACGCCATCCTCTATTGATCCCTGCCACTTGGGGGCTGCCTCGCAGTTTATGCCCTCGTTTTTTAAATAGCTAATAGTTTCTGGTCGTGCCGCATCTGCTTTAATTTTCCAAAGGAAGTAATCTGATCCCGACATTATTTCTCGAACCATCGCCGGTATATCTTTTATTTCGACATGATGGCCATATTGCTCTCGATCAATAAACAGGCTTTTACCCCTGATAAACGAGCGAGTGACTGTAGTTGGATCTTTCGCAAAGCCAAAGTCCATACCATGATAGAAAGTGATATCGTCGGGAGTCTCGAAATCTTTGACGCAATATTTATTTTTAAATACCTGTGCATCCGAGATAGTTCTTAGCTGCCCCTCCCATACGTGCAAATATCGATCATAGTCGCTTGCTTTTAATGCTTCCATCTCTAAGCGTAGCACATCGGGAAAATAAGGATTATCGTAGTA